TCACGGGCCGTTATACCAAGTCGTACTGGAGCGAGACAGCGAGCCGACGCGGCCCCGCATATCGGGTGAGCCGCCGCCCATGGTCGAAACCTTGGCCTTGGCGGAAATCTTGTTGGCGAGGAGCTTGTTGAGGTGCCTTTGGGCTTTTTGGAGTTTGGACGGGGCATCCTCGGCCTTCGCCCTCGCCAACAGATCGGCGGCTGCAAAAAGCACAATAACAATGTCGTCGAGAGTGGAGACATCGGCGTCGACGGCGAACGGCGCCAGGGGCTTATTGCCCTTGAAACGGATGTAGCCGCCACTATTGGCCGGCGTCGGCCAGACGCGGAAGGTGGTGGTGCTGGCGACTTCCCAGTAGCGCACCGGGTCCGACCGCTGGGTGTTGCTGTCGTCCGGCGCGATCAGGTCCTCGTCGATGCCATAGGCGAGCTCACCCCACTGATTGCTGGACTGTTGAGCTGCCCAACTCTCCCTGATCTGGTCGAAGCCCATGTCCGATGGAAAGTCGTAAACATACTGACCTGAGACCAGCACGAGGTTGCGGCGCAGGATCAGGTCCGGCCAGACGAAGGCGGTCCACAGCTCGATCTGAGTGCGGGCCAGCAGGTATTTCAAGGTGTCGACCTGATTGGTCCCCTGGATGGTGCTCAATGAATGGCCGCACTCGGCCCTGAGATTTCGCACCATCACCGAGAGCTGAGCGGTCGACATTTCAGCGCCTTCCCCCGGCGACTTTCGCTGGCTTTTCGTCGGCGTCGAATGGGGTCGATGTCTCCGGTGTCTCCACGACCCGCACCTCGTGCATGATCGGGTCGAACCAGGGGCCATCGATGTCGGGGAGAGAACCAGCCGGGCTCATCTCCGTCGGCGGCCGGTTGCCGCCCCAGATGTGCTGGACTACGGGCTCGCCGTAGAGCAGCACCAGGCGGTCGCGCTCGGCCTTCGGCGGCTGCGGCACCTTGACGAAGGGTTGGATGTCGAGGACGGCATCCTCGCCGTGCAGGACCTTGAGGATTTCGAGCTCCGGCCAGGAGACCGGGCTATAGCGATCACGCATGACGACCTGGCCGCTGTCTCCGGCGATCAGCACGCGCGCTGTACAAAAATGCATGGCTCACTCCCGCACATCAGGCCAACATCTTGGCCATAGGTAAAAGGAGGGGCCGGCGGTGCTAGGGAACCGGCCCCCAAAGAGGCATCAAGCGATGTCGATGACGGCCGAGGAGTTCAACCCCTTAGCAACCACTTGGCAAGTTGAAGTAATCGAGCGGAACATTACAAACTTATCATAAGGTCTTGAAGGTGTATGGCGATGCATCCATTCATCCTCCATGGCCATAAGCATGATACGCTTAGTATCCAGCCAGTAACTACGCTTCGAGAGACCTAGATCATCTAGGGTCGGGTCATAAACAATCTCGCTACCAGCGAAATTCATCTGTCCCATGGCGGCATCTTGGGTTCCCTTGAAGCCGTTCATCGAATAGTTACCGTTGGCGCGGATTTCCGTCTCCATCGCGGCAATGAAGGCGGAGCCGGCAACGATCAGGTCCGGCTCGCCGCCATACCTGGAGAGGTTGCGACGCTCGGCCTGGAGCACCTGGAGAAGCGCGCCACCATTGGCCGGGTTGGAGGTGATCGGCCCTCCGCCCCAGGCAGCCAACGCCGGCGTACCGGAGACAGCAGTGCCCATGGCCGCAGTGAAGGCCCGGTTCCGCCACCAGGTGACGGTCGCCCGGTCGATGCCGCCCACGGTGCCGGTCGTCGGATTGTCGGCGACCAACGCCTTGAGACCGACGATGCCCTTCGGGTCGGCAACGCCGTCTCCGTAGAGGAGGCGGTTGAAATCACGAGCGTATTTTTCCCCGACGTCGAACAGCTTGTCTTCAAGCAGCCCGACGAGCGAGGTCAGCTCGCGCTTCGAATGTTCGGAAGTCCGCTCCCCGTTCGAACCCGGATCGACGACGGAAATACCGTCGATCTTGAGCTCGGTATGGGTGAGCGTAATGCCGAGATGCATCTCGCGCCACGGATAGGCGGCACGCTTAACGTTTGCGGGGGTATAGAACACGACCTGGTCGTCGTGCGTGTACCCCTTGAGGGTGTCGTTGACGCCACCGGCTCCGAAGTCTCCAGAGACAGCAAGGCTGATGTTGCCCTTACCGCCTGGGAAGTACTTCTTGCGGGCCACAAACTTGTCGAAGAGGGGCCGCTTTTGGAGCGTCTGACGCCACTGATCACCACGGTCTAGGTAGTAGTCCAGAGTTGTATTGGCGATGTTCTGGATTTCGCCGGCAGTGAATGCCATCGAAGGCAGTCCTTAAGACTACCCTCCTGCGCGTCGAGCGTTTTGGAGGCCCTGAATGGCCGCTTCCATCATTGATTTTGGGGCTTGGCGCGCAGAAGGAGTTTGCGAGGCGCCGTTCGGTTTGGGGGCTGTAGCCTGTGGCCTTGGCTGGTAGGAGCGGACTTGACGATTGACCTCATCGTAGGCCGCCTGCGTGATTTGCAGGGCGTCCTCCACTGAATTGATCGTCCCGCCGCGTTCGAACAGAAGGGCCTGGGCAGCCCTGCGAACGGCAGGTTGCTTCGCCTTGTAGTCGGGATCGCTCGCGCTGAGCCGGAGTTCGAATTGGGAGACCACACGGCGGACGTCGTTCTGGACGCCCTGCACGGTCTGTCGATGACGCGCTGTTTCGGCCTCTTGGCGCTCGACTTCGGCGCGTTGAGCATCGAACTTCTGCCGGGCAAATTCGCGCCCAGCCTCTTCGGTCATATGACCTGCCTTGACCCGCTGGGCGACGTCCGTGGGAAGGACGAGGCCGAGGTATTCCTGGGCTTGACGCACCAGCGGTGAGATCGCCTCGTAGAACGCCTTGTAGTCTCCGGCACGAGCCAGCGCCGCAATGCGCAGCGTGTTCGAGATATCGTCGCCGGATAGGTTGTTCGACTGGGCGAAGCTTTGAAGTTCGGAACCGATCTGAGCCGGGCCTTGAAGTTCGGACAGCTCGGCCCGGAGTTCGCGGCGCTGCTTCAGCAGCTTGTTGATCTTCTTCCGGACGGCTGGAGCTGTCTCCGGGGGAGGCGGCTCGTCGTCGTCAGGACCCTCATCGGCCTCATCGGCCTTGGCCTGATCCTCGCTGGTTGGCTGGTCGGCATCGGGAGCTGCCGGGTCCTTGGGCGCATCTGCGAGAACGTCTTTCTCGGTCGTGGCAGGAACCACCTTGAGAACGGCGTCGAGCAGAGTTTCCTTGGATTGTCCCGTGGTGTCTCCAGTAGACGTCTCTGCTGGAGGCGAAGAAGGTGAAGGGGCTGGAGATGGTGAGGGTATAGACGAGGGGGACGACGTCTCACTCGGCGCAGAATTCGCCGCAGCGCCGTCCGCGCCGCTCGGATGGTCGACCTCGTCCATTCCACTCTCGAATTGTCTCAATCCGGGTTATAACCGCAGATTGTTGATTTGGCTACTGAAGTCGTGTCGAAGGCGCACCTGATGGTGCTGCTTCTGGCTGCGGCGGTGGCGCTCCGGGTGATTGTGAGTTTGGTTGGGGTGCCGCTGGGGCATTCATTGCCCCCTGCGGACCTTGCGCATTGGGGTCTCCCTGGCCCGGGAGACCTGGGATTTTGCCGGAATTCATCGAGGTGATTGACGGCAGCCCATCGGCGACCGCCTCGTCGATGTCGACCTTGTCGTCCATTCTTTGCAGGGCTTGTTTCACCATGAAAGAAGGTTTGACCCCAGGAAGCTGCATGATGATCGGCGCCATTTGCTGGAAATTTTGCATCTCCTGGGCTTGGTTGGGTCTCCCGGAGCTGCCGGCACGGACTTCGAGGTAGAGGTCGCGAGCGACTTCGCCCTTGCTCAGCGTCGGCCACAGGGCGCCGGGGCCGACAATGGTCTTGACCGTCTCCTCGTCGACGTTGAGCAGCAGGATTTGGCCGGAGCAGCGGGCGATGGCCGAAAGGGTTTCATCGAGATCGTCGATGGCCGCCCCGGTGGCACCGGCCTTGGCGCTGGCGGCAATCGATGTCTCCGTCGCCGTGTCTCCGCTGGTGCCGCCCAGGTCGGCCTCTTGATCTCCAACCGTTCGCTGTAAATCCTGGAAGATCGGGTTGACCTCATAGAGGTTCGGGTCGATCGGTGCCCCGGACAGCACCTGGAGGACCTGCTTGACGTCCTGCCCCGGCTGGAGCCCGGCAATCGAGATCAGCGCGTTGACCGGGTGGTCTCTGAGCGCCTGGATATCGTCTTCCGACAGCGCCCCTTCGGCATAGACGGTCGTCGGCCGGTTGGCGATGCGGTGCTCCCGCAGACCTTGGCGCGAACGATTGAGTTCACGCTGCATAGGCCGGATGAGCGAGACATCGGAAATCGGAAAAACGGTCCCCGGAAGCTCGTTGAACGCGACCGCGAACCATGGCCAAAATCTGTCGGTGTAGACATCGGGGGGTGCTGGCTCCCTGAGAAAGTCGGGGTAACCATCGCAGACGACATAGACCAGGCCGTCTTTGCGATTATAGAATTCCCAGACCAGGCACAGCTCCGTGTCTCCACTGGAAATCCCTCTGTCGTCGACGCTGCCGCCGTGCTGCCACGCCTGGCGGGCGCGCTCGTAGTCCGTCCCACTATCCAGCTTCTCGTAGTTGCTGTGGCTCTTGGAGACATCGACCCGGTAGGTCTCCTGGATGTCGTTGACCGACAGCAGAAACTCTTCTGCGACCCAGTCGCAGCCGAGAAAGTCCCTGAGTTGGATGCATCTGGGGTCGGGGATGATCGCGGTCGACTTGGGCCAAGTGAACAATAAGCCTTCGCGGACCACGACGTCCTGCTCGCCGGTCAGCGACTGAAGCGTCAGCCGAAGCTGCTCGGCGCTCGGGCCGTCGAGCTGCTCCTCGCCGTCGGCGATGTCAGAGGAAATCCGCTCGGTCAGATTGAGCTGCGTCTGGATCGTCGCAATGCGGCTATCGAGGTCAGGAGACTGGCCCATCACCCGCTGGAAACCCAGCCTGACCCAGCCGACGCCGGCGACCGCGGCACGCCGCACCGCCAATTTCATCATGCTTTTAAAGGGTTGCTGCTGTTCGCTAACCTCATACTCGTAGAGAATTTCGAGCGTCCTGGCGATCTTGTTGAGCACCGTCAACTGCTGTTTGACGCTCTGGGCATCCTGAATGATCGCCTGTGCGTTCTCAATTTCGTCCGGTGCCGGCATCATCGGCATCGGCGGCGGGGGCATGGCAGCACCCGGAGCGCCTTCGGGGCCGGGGGCTCCGGGAGACCCAGTGGCATCTCCGGGTGCGCCAGCCGGCGCACCACCAGGTGCGCCCGCCATCGGGCCGCCGGGAATAGCACCAGGCGGCGGCATACCAGGGGCTTCGGCTCCGCCCGGCACGCCCATCCCAAGCGCCTGACCGAGACCCATCATCCCCATCATCGCCGACTGTTGGGCTTGCTGGATGACGCCCTGGGCCTGGGTCAGGCTCTCCATGGTGCCGTCCCACACCGTGGAGAGAATGCGAGGTCTCCGCCGGCAGACCGCCTGCGGGTTCTTGGCGTAGGTCGAGGCGACCCGTTTCTGGACGTGGTTGAGGGTGATGTTGGCGACATACATGTCGCCGTCGGAGACATCGCCGTAGATCGAGACCTTGGGGTCTTCGTTCCACTGCATTCCGGCCGCAAACCGCTGGTCGGTCTCCATCCGCCGGAACGGTTTATCCCAGTAGTTCTTGCCCTGCTTGATCATCTCGCTGATCGAGCTGACCAAGGCTTTGCGCTGCTCGGTCGGTTCCGGCGTGTCGCGCTCGACGATCTTCTTGCCGGGTGCCGTTTGCGGCGGCACCAGCAATGGATCGGGGGGCGGCGGAGGGCCAACGTCGAACGGCGAGCCGGGAGGCGGCAGCGGCAGATCGGCAGGAATTTCAGGCCCCGTCGGTCTCATCGGCGGGAGTGCCATGGTGGGTCACCACCCTTGTTTTTGCGCTCCACTCCGGGCGCCGCGTTGACGTTCGCTGTCCTGCTTCACCCAGGCTAGCGTTCCGGATCGTGGCTCCGGTTTTTTAGGCCGGGAGACACGAGGGGGTGCGTGAACCACCATACCGACCCCGACCCATGCGAGAGCGTCGACAAAGTCATCACGGACACCAAACGGGAATTGTAAGAGCTCCTGTCGTGCCTCCATCCACCACGAGGCGAAGGAGGGGAAGTAGACCATCCCCATCGCCATCCTTGCCATGATCGATTGGGCGCGCGACTTCTTGTCGTGAACCGGCGTGACCTCGGCGATGGCACAATAGGTCTCCCTCTCTCGCATCCGTTTGTGGAGAAAGGGGCCAATCGACTTGCTGATGTGACCACGCTCCGCCCACCACATCAGCGGTTTGTATTTGGCCATAAGATCAATCATTTGCTCGACCATACGGTCGGCGGGGATGTGTGACCAGACGATGTCCTCCATCACCCAGATATTGTTGTCACTGTCGATGCCGACGATCATCAGGCAGGTCTTGTCGCGGTCCTGGCTGGTCGAGACGGCATGGTCCGAAGCGCCGTAAAACCGAAGCTTGTCGTTCGTCGGCCGGTCGCCACGGCTATAGGTCCTGATCTTGTCAGCCGGGAAAAAGTTGCCTTTTTCAGGGGTCGGGGAGCCTTGATAGAGCGCCTGGAAACCTCGGGGATCGGCTTCCCGCATCGCCTCAAGGTAAGCGACAGGGAAGCGTTGTTCCCACAGCGCCTGGCCTGCCGGCCGTCCCAGGGGATCACCCGGACCCAGAGACAGCGCCGGGAGATCGATGATCTTCCACTTCGGCCCTTCGACGGCACTGTAATCGGGATTAAGCGGATCGGTAATCCGACCAACGAGATCGTCTTCGTGCCAGCGGGTTTGAATGAGGACGATCCAACCAATCGAAGAAAGCAGCCGGGTCTTGGCGACCTGATTGTACCATTCCCAGAGCTTCTTCCGGGTGACGAGGCTGTCAGCCTCCACACGGTCTTTGATTGGATCATCGATAAGCAGGCCGAGAGAGCCACGGCCAGTGATCGCGGAGCCGCGACCGACGAAAAAGCCCTTACCACCGTCCTCAGTCTCGATCCGGTCAACTGAGGCGGTACGCAGGCGAACGTCTGGAAAGACCTGGCCATAGAGTGGGTCTTCCATGATTTCGCGGACTTCGCGGCCGAAATCCCAGGACAGCTTGTCCGAGTAGGTCGCCAGGATGACGCTCTCCTCGGGATGTCTCCCGAGGAACCAGGCCGGGAACAGTCGCGATGAAAGCTGCGACTTACCGTGTCTCGGCGGCACGTTGATGATCAGACGCGGGATAAGCCCGAGCTCGACCTGCTCCAGGGCATAGGCAATCACGCGATGATGCAGACCGACATAATAGGCTGATTGATTGACATCGTCCGGAACATTGGCGTCCGGCATCATGAATTGGGCAAAGGTCAATAGATCGTCGCGGGCGGCGATGGCCGCCCGACGACGCTTCAGAAGGTTGAGGTATCTCGCCTCTTCCGGGGTCATCGCGGCGGACGGGCGCTCCCCTTGGTGCGGCCCTCGGTGCCGGCCGGATCGGTGGT